GTCGCGCAGACAAGCTGTGCATCCGCTGATTTGGCACCACAGTACCTATTTTTGTAAAGAGTCTTTTCTTTTTGCCTGCTTCATTGCCAGCCCGAGACCGTATGCCGTCGTGATGCACACCGTCACGATCACCGCGCCGAGCCCGATCAGAATAATGATCATAGCGAACCTCCTTTCTCTTTAGCCATATCGGCCATAAAATTATAACACCAGTCCCAGCACCGAGAGTATGATCATCATGGGTTAGGTCTCCTCGGACACTCTCGATCGTTTGTCAGCAATCCACATCTGTCACACAGACAACCGCGCGTCTGCTCCTCGACAGCCGCTATCAGTTCTGCGACCAGATCGGCCAGCCGCACATTGTCAACCATCCCGGTCACCCGGATGGCCTTGATCTCTTCAAGTCTTTTCTTGTTCATCATCTGTGCAACAATATCACACAGCGACGCTTGCTTGGCCGCACCTTCCTCGCCATTGATGATAATATCCAGTTCGCGCACAAGCCGCTGTTCGTCATCGTGCGCTTCTTTGTAGCCGTCGAGTTCCTTCTGCAACTTCGCTATCTCTCTACAACGACGGCGCAGTTCGGCGGCGTAAATCGAAAAACGAGTTTGGCCTTTAGACGGCGGCGTGTTCATCTTTCCAAGATACTCGTCGCAAGCATCACATTCTTCAGCCAACTCATCATCGCACGCCTTCTCGGGTACCGTCTCCACCATAGGCAAGTCGACCGGTCGCACCAATCCATCCTTGAACGAAATTCGGCAACCGCCATAAGTGACGACAAATCCCGTCCCGAACGCCGCCTCGACGCTGACATCGATCTCGTCGCCCGAAATATGATTTTTGAAAGTGAACCATTGACCGCTCGCTTCTTCGATAATGATTTCTTTTTCTTTTCCAACCGTGATCTTCATCGCTTGCTTGCCTCCTTACTTCTCGTCGACCCTGATCGTTTTTCCACAGAACGGGCAGTACAGCATCCCGTTCGTTTCTGCGGTCCCGTGGGTAACCTCAAACGATCCTCCACATGCCGTATCGTAGCACCCCAACTCATTCCACGACCACTCGCAGGCAGTCGTCTCTATCACCGTATCGCCATTGAGTTCCGCCGGCACCCGACCCTTCACCGCTTTCATCAGTGCCACCGCCGCCTCGTAGTCCCGCTGACATTTCAGCACCCGCTCGGTAAGTTGCACTCGCCACTCCGTTGTCGGCGATTTTTTCTCCGGGATATCACCGGCCAATACCGACAACTCAAAACCCGACTTTGCGGCATAGCAAAGCACCTTCAACAGCCGATCATCTTTTCTGATCATGAGCATTCTCCATTCCTGCGTTGAATATGGTAGTCTGCGCCGTGCGAAGATCATGGCGCTGTATGGTCAACCTATTCTCTCTCGCGATCATTGCCTTAAGTTCCGGCCAATAGGTTCTGACCGTATCCTCCAGAAATCGGAAATACGGCCCACTTGGACGCCCCCCACGGCCGATCCTATCGGTATCGATCATGGCGATCTTCTGAAAATCACGCTCAAATATCTTTCGAAGCTCTCTCTCAGTCAACATTTTCGATGCCCGTTTCTTCGCCATCATGCACCCCCTTACCAACTATCGATCTGTTCCCATGCAAGCGCCACCGACAGCACCAGATAAAAATACGGCACCGCGATCGCAACCCAGAACGACCAGCGCCTCCAAAAATTCGGCGCCAACAGCCCGATCGCCATAAAAATAGCAAATAATGCCACATTTACGATCCAGCCGATCTCCGCAATGATCAAAAGTCCCGTCATCTGATTACCCTCCATCGTCTCAAAGTTATTATCGCCTCAGCAATATCATCAGCCCAGTCACTGAACCCACCGGCCGCATTCACCGCCGCAAGAAACTTGTACTGATCCTCTGTCGGCTCTTCCCCCGGCTGCTTCAACTCCAGCGCCCAGAACCGCGCCGCCGGCGGCACAAACCCGATCAGATCAGAAGCGCCCGGCAGCATCCCCATCGCCTTCAATATACCGTTACCCGCCTTTGATCGCTTCCCCTCATTCGGAACATGCAGGAACTCCACCCCCGGGCACAAACATGCCCTCATATATTTCACCAGTTCTATCTGCATCCGTTGTTCTATCCTATTCATCTTCATCGTCACTCTCCAATTCATTCAAGGCCATCTGCACCTCATCCGATGTCGGCTCATAAGTCCGATCACCACCGGTCCCCACTATTCCGTGTTTCCTGTTATATTCGGCAATCAGTTGTTCTTTCACCTTCTCCTCTACAGCCGCCCTACGATCTGCCTCCTCCTTCTCCTGCGCCTTTTTTTGCTGCGGAGTCACCGCCCGTCTCATCCCATCTTTCAGAAACCACGCTCGTATTGTCAAGTTGTGGTCACTATACATCGTCGCCAGCTTTTTGCGCCCCTGCTGTGATGCCTCGAGCCGCTGAATATACATATCAAGTTCTTCTATCTTCTTCCATAGCGGATCCAACCCGTAATCCTCCACCAGCCGCACGAACTGTTCCTCGGATAACTGGACCCGATCCCCACCGCCATACCGTTTCTTCTGTTCCGTTTTCTTCCCCGTTTTTTGTTGCGTAGCAATATCAGCGCGCGTAGGCGCCTCGGGCGCCGTCTTTTCTCCCTCTTCTCTCTCTCTTTCTTCTTTCTTATCTCTTAACTCTTTATTCTTAATTCTAGGTTTATCCGACTTTTCACCATTTCGCTTAACCGAGTCGGTTAACCCATCGGTTAACCGAGGGTTACCACCCTTCGCTCCGTTCTGAGCGTTAGTTATTGATTTCTTTGCCTCTTCAACAATGTGTCGACAAAAGATTACACCGTCCGGCGTCCGACTGAACACACCGGCCTTCTCCAGTTCCCGGATCCCATCAAAATACTCCTTTTCAAGCAATCCTGACAGCCGCAGGATAACCGAGTCGGTTAAGGGTTCGGTTATCCGACCCGGATAAGCGAGATAACCCTTTTGCTCTGGTTCCTGCTGGTACATGATGCAGACCAACTCTATCCATACCCCCCGCGCGCCCGCCGAGCAGCATCTCAGCGCCGCATCCGACTGCCATTTTCTAGGGTAGAACTTCTCCCATCTGAGTGTCGCCACCGGTCATTCCTCCTCGTATTGAGTCACATGTCTTGAGATGACGCCCGACCCGCATCAGGCATCCTCTCACCCGTTCCGATTGTCCCGGAGTCACCGAATATCCCGCTGTGTCCAGTCGCCGCAGAAATCCTTCCCGTGTCGTAGGGTACTTCCTGCGGCGAAACATATTAACGATCCATACCACCGCCGCCTCCAGCGTCTCAAAACGCCGCAGACGGTCAATGGCAACCTCCCCCTCCAGCAACGCCCTGTTCTCAGTGATCGCAAATACTTGCTTTGTCGTTGCTACCCACCGGGCGCGGCCATAGCCGAGTGCGTGGGGCTCCTTCGCGTCACAGTCGACCGTGCACCGATCGGCCGCATTACAGATCATCATGACCGGTCCGACCGCGGTTGATGTCATTTCACTTCCCCGCCTTCCTTTTTATCCTTTTCCTTCACAGGCGCCGGCAACGGCACCTCTACCTGAGCGGGCATGATCTTTCGTTTCAGCCACCGCAGGGCGCGTTTCCACCACGGCATCACCCACACCAACCGCTTCACGCCGGCGCGTGTTTTGACCAGCCGTTGCTCTATCGGGATGTCGGCCTTTGCCGCCGCCTCTACCTTCTTCAGTTCCTGCATCTGCCGCTCGGCGTGTTTCTTGTTTTTCGCATCCTGAGCCATAGTGTCTTCCCATACTCCGCGAAAATATCCGATATCGGCAACGGCATGGGCGGTCCTGGCGACTTCATTCGTGGGCGACTTGACCCGCACCTTCGCCCCCTCCAGCGTAATGATAAAATGGGTATCTTTATTGATGACCCGGTACCCATCGCCGCAAATGGTCCTTCTGGCTATCCGTCCCATCACGACCTCCAGCGCAAAAGCCATAGATGAATCACGATCATGTACCGCTCGATGTCGCAGCGGTCTGCAAATCGTTCTCCCACAAACGCCGAGAGCCGCTCAGACATCTCCTCGATATGCCTCATATCAAGAATCTGCCGACGAATGAACTGGCCCAGCATCTCTGCGATCTCCTCTTCGGTGAACGGACAATCCTCGTCTCGAGCATCAACCAGATACCGGAACGACTCCAGCACCGTCTCGATGATCTCAATAGCCATCCGCGCCGCCGCCGATAATGACCCAAACAGCACGGATAGCCGTTCCGCCAGTTGAGGGTCGGGCTGCACCCGCGTTTCCAGCGCCGCGCCGTTGTTTGATCTGTAGGGTCTCATCTCTGTTCCTCCGGAAGTGTATTGATTTCCTTTAAGATATCGTCGATAAGATGCACCCGCGATGTCATCGCCCGACACATCTCCGCCGACGCGGCATAAATCCGCAACGCCGCAACCGCTTCGTCGCGATGTCTGTTGATGATCTCGATGATCTTCGTCTTCATGATGTCCCCCGGACTGTTTGGGCCGTCCGCGCCACTCGTTATGTCAAGCATCCCCCGCAGGGGACTGAGGCCCGCGCCACCTTTGCGGCTGGGTGGGTGTCGGCCTTGACGCGGACCTCACATCTCGGACTATAGCACCGAGGAAAATAAATGCAATTTAATTTTGCATCTTTTTTTGATTAATTTGCAACAGCGTGGAATTGTTGCGGAATCGCTCCGCAGATTACCGAGTCAACATGGCCTCTACATCGGGATCGGTCCCCGGCGGGGGCGCGCTGGTCTTGAGTTGAGGCAGGTCTTTCCCGCAGTCGGCAGGCTCCACGATCCCGGTGGGATAGATGTCTTTCGGCCGCGATATCAGCGCACCCAGCGCCGCCTCCAGACCCGGCCATAGGTCCTCGGTACAGACACAGATGGTCTGCGCCGGCACATTGTTCTCGGGCGCCCACTCCAGCCGGAACCGCGCACAGTAGTCCCGCGGCAGTTTCAGTTCTGTCGTGGCGCATCCCATCATCAAGATCGACATCAAAAACAGGGCGATCACCGCCCGCAATCCTTTCTTCATGATTTTTCTTCCTCCTCTGCTTTCAGCAGTGCTTTGATGGTGTTGTCTCGTTCCTGTAGGTCCCGCTTTAGGGTCTCTATCTCCAGCAGTCGCTCGTCCGCTTTCTTTTCGGCATCGACGGCCGCCTGCTTGTAGTGTTTCACCACGGCCTCGAATGCTTGTGATAACCGCAGATTCTCGGTGGCTTTGTTCAGCGCTTCATTGACTTGCTTTTTGTTCAGCGCTTCGACGATCTCTTTACCGAGCCGTATGGAGTCGCCGACGATGGTGATAATCCCGGTCATGGTATCACCGGCGGAAACTTCTTGCGCCACCACGCGATGAGTCGCGCCTTGATCGGAGGCCAGACAAATCGCTCGAACAGTTCAACAGCGCCGATACAGACCGCCAGCATTGCGGCGGTGATGTATTTTAACATGTCGGCCTGTGTTGCCGCGTCGATCTCTGCGCCGAAGGTAACGGCTAGCCAGCCGGTCAAGAGCCGGACAGCCCACGCCGCAATAATGCCGATGATGATACCGATGATCTTCATGGTCTAATCCTCCTGTGACATAGTTACTTGCCGGGGGCGTATCCAGCCCCGTATCTCGTCGAGGCCCTTCACGATGTTGCTTACCTTCTCCTTTGTGACTGCCGCGTCCTTCTTGATGTCGCCGATGTCAGACTTGATTTCCTTGACATCGATGTAGAGTTCAGAAGTCGCCTGTGATACCTGTTCGACTTTCTGGACTTCACAGCCCCAGTCGTAGGCAATTTTCCCCATCCAACCGAGGAGTGTTCCAATCGCCGTTGCAATCGAGAGCCAGAGAAGCAGTTTCTTTTGAGTCATCGTCAGCCTCCGTTACGGTGTGTGTCGAATATCGTATGTGCGCGGCCCTGCTTCGTCCGCTATCCAAAGAATATCGTCGGTGTCCAGCGTGAAGGTATTGACCGCATGGATGGCGTCTGCCTGCGTTTTCCAAGCGGTTGCAGAGTCATCGTACCAGTTATAAGTCCAAGTGCCGCCTGCGCTTACCGAGTTCCGCACAATGTCGCCGCCGGTGATGCATTTAATTCCTTTCCCGCGCTCACCGTTCGGCCCGGTTCCGTAGACTACCTTGAACCGGCCTGTCGCATCGCCGCAGACCCATTCCGTGTTGCCGATCGGTGCGCCGGTAGAGCCGCCTTCGTTCGCGGTCGATTCGATGATACCGAAGCCGCCCTTATAATCGTAGACCACCGCATCATTCGCCGGGTTGATGATGATGCCGCCGGTGTTCCAATCGTAAATCACGGAATCCAGTTCGGCTTGTAGTGTTATCTGCTGTGCGCCGGTGAGGGCAGCCTTGATAGATACAAGCCGCGCATACAGACCGGCAATGCGACGAGAGACACTAGCTCTATTTCCGATATACAGTATTTCGCCGTTTGACTTTGTTTTACCAGCGTATGATGCAGACCCGCTTTCAACGCCATTCAAAAATACTTTTACCGCGTCGTTGTTTTTGAATGTACCGCTGAACCACGCTTTTTTGCCAAGCACGAATGAACCAGCCGCGCCTTCTGCTGTCACATTTAAACCAGCGACTGTTGACGCAGCAAATCTAATTGTTCCCAATGTGCCGCGCGTTCCGAGTATAAAACCGTCGGCGGCACCCACAGTTGCCATATCACTCGCAAAGCAAAGAGATTCGGCGGGAACACCAGCCGTTATCGCTCGCGGTGTGCAAAGACACATGACCGTGCCTTCCGTGACATTTTGCAACACGGTTCCCGATGAGGTGTTGTCGGTTGTAAGGTCAGTCACTAACCCATTACGCTGTAACCGTGATGCGGCTCCCGGCGTTATTACTCTACCGCTGATAGTGTCGTATAGAGTTCCGTTGATGAACGCAAAATCAGCGTCAATCAGTCCCGCCGCGATGAGGCTATCGAGGTACGGTGTAGTACTCATGTTATCTCCCTAGTGGATATGCCCACCAAAGTAAAAGTTCATCGTGCCGGTTGCTTCCCCCGGACACAGGCAACGCGCCCACACCTTATTGCCATCCGGGATATTGTCGCTGTCAAAGATAACAGGTTGCGCTTCTCCTGTCACGGCGGCAGGTAATATCGGCTCGGTTGTGTAGTCACCAGCCGCAAGACCGGCCGCGCCCGTTGCGCCCCACGCTATCTGTAAGACATACGGTTTCGCTTTCTCGGTGGCCGTCAAGCCGATACGGTCAAAAACGCCATGCTTTGCGCCGACAGGCCAATCGTCCTCTCCTATTATCTGGAGCCAACTGCCCCATGCGTTATCGCCTGCGTCGATCTGGAATGTCATATCGGCATCTGGCTTTGTGCCTATCATCGCCATGAAACTGGTGGCAGTCGGCGTTTCCTTTTTCTCGAACCACAGCATATTGTGGTGCATGGTCTTTTCAACATCGAGAAAATACATCCTACACCTCTTTCAGTTCCACCGGCTCTTTTGCGGCAACACCGCTCTTGACAAGCACCTCTTCCTTGAGGTCGGCGGCCTTCGTATCAGCCCCGACCTTCACGGCGACGGCTTCCAGTTCTGCCTTCGTCAGCGTAAAGGTTTCCTCAGGGATAGGTGCCGGTATAAGCCCGTCATTTTCGTCGCGGTGACGGGCAATGGCGGCGTTCGTAGCGTCGTGGTGATACCCATGCACCGTCCACATTTCCGCTTCCGTGCGACGCGCCGCCTTGATTTCAAGGTACTTCGCGATGATGTCGGCGTAGTTGTCAGCGGTGAGAATGAGTTTCGTCATTGTCGCCCCCTTAATAAGCCAGCATGTATTTGCCGGTCACATTGCCGGGAGCCGCACCCTGCGCTCCACAATATATCTGCGCCTGCACATAGGCGACGGTATTGCCGATGTCGCTGATGTCGATCTCGACATACCCGTCAGCGTCACCGAGCGTCCACGAAGCATCGTCACAGGTCACCACGCCAGCGGCGACCGTGAAGAACTTATAGACATACTCGTCAGCGGCGGCAGAAACATCTTTCAGCATGATACGGAATGCCGCGCCGGTAGTATCGTTGATGTCAACGGTAAGGTAGAACCTGATTTTGTTGTATCCAGTGACGGCTATTTCCGCGCCGAGATCAGTCCATGTCGTGGTGACAAAAGAAACCGCCGCACCCATGCTTGTCGGGCCGGACACGCGAGTCCACGGGGGATTTGTCACGCCGACATTCTTTGACCCGGCGACCCCGTTATGCTCTGCCGCGTCTATGACTTGCGACGCTTCGACTGCCGTTTTGATGTCGGCGGCACTTGCTTCGGTGACGGCCTTGAGGTCTGTCACCATAAGGGCGGGAAGGACGACTGGCGTACTCGCGGCGGCGAGGGCTTGACCCTGCGCGGGTATCTTATCGGTACCGGTCTTTATTCCCAGAAGAGCAGACCCAATCGAAATCAGCCGGTTCACCGTTCGTTTGCCTAATGCCACCAGTCCGCGCGCCGTTGAATCCTCTTCGGCGTCCCCCGACACCGGCGGATCGGTTTTTTCACCGAGCGCATCCACATCGACATTAAGTTCGTCGATATTGATTTCGATATCCTTGATAGCATCATATATGCCCCGAACATCAACCGCCTCCGCGCCCCCGGTCATGCCGCTTACGGTGATGTTGTCGCCGGTTTTTGTAATGGGTTGGTTGCCCGCCGCTCCGGGTATGGTATTCAGCAGGTTCAGCCGACCGGTGCCGAGGTCGATCCCCAGCATATTCAGATCGCCAGACTCCTCCAGCGCCTCGATGGCGGCATGAAGATTCTGAATCGTCACCAAGTTGCTACTGCCGATCGCGACCGGTGTCCGGCCGGGGGTTACGGCGCCACCGGCATCCACGCCGCCGCTGGTCGCTGAGGGGTTGGTGACCGCCGTGAACCCTTCGGTCGTCAGGTCGTCGGACAGCGTATCTATCGCCGCGGCATCCAGATTGTATGCGTCTCCGTATTCCTCGGCGATCACCGCAACATCGATCTTCCGCGTGATGGGATTGAATACCACATTGGTGCCGGTATCACTGAAATCGATAGCGGTTCCCCCCTCGGTCAATGCCAGTTTGAAACTGTCGGTCGCCCGGTCCCTGATATAGACATCGGTGGTTGGCGTGATACCGGTCGGCAGGAGTTGGTACGCATCCGCGCCGTTTTCGGTGGCCGCAGGGTTGATCACCGCAGTCACTCCGGCTATCGGAGTCGGTATGGTATCTATCGTCTCGGCATCCACATTACCTGCGGCACCGGCGACCACCGCCGTAATGGCGACATCGACCTTCCGTACCGTCGGAGTAAAGACCACCGTGGTCCCCGCCGTCGAGAATTCGACGGCATCGCCCCCTTCGGTCAGCGACACCTTGAATTCATCGGCGGCCCGACTGACCATGTAGTAATCGGTATCGGGCAGGATACCGGTCGGCAGGAGTTGGTATGCATCCGCGCCGTTTTCGGTGGCCGCAGGGTTGATCACCGCAGTGAAGCCCTTTGCGATGACCTCGGCCGAAAGCGTCGTGATCGCCTCGGCATCCACATTACCTGCGGCACCGGCGACCACCGCCGCAATGGCGACATCGACCTTGACCGCACTGGCGGTAAAGACCACGCCGGTCCCGTTCGTTGAAAATTCGACTGCATCACCGCCTTCGGTCAGCGACACTTGAAAATCGTTAACCCCCCGGTTAACTATATGGTAATCGGTATCGGGCAGGATACCATTCGGCAGATCCATCTCGTCATCGGCATCGGTGAACGCCTCCGGGTTCGTCACCGCGGTAAACCCCTCTCCGCTCAGTCCGGCAGAAAGGGTATCTATTGCGCCGGCATCCACATTTCCGCTGGGCCCCGCAAGTACCGCCTCGACCGCAACTACCATCTTCCGGACGCTCGCGGTGAATACGACCGTGTCACCATCCGTCGAGAAGGTATCAACGGGGCCGCCTTCGGTCAGCGACACTTGGAAGTAATCGCCGTCGGTCCAGACGATGTAATAATCAGTCGATGCCGCGATGCCGCTGGGAAGTGTGACACCGGTGAACTGACCTTTCGAGCCGATGGCGTACACATGGCCGTCATGCCGGAATTTATTGGTAGTATTGTCGGCGGTCACTGCGATACCGTCTGCGGGGAATGCTTTACCTTCGGTCGCCTTGAACACTATCGGAGTGTCACCACTGGCGCTCACCTCGTCGTCTTCCAGTATTTCACTTTCGGATGCACCGGTTAATACCACTTCTCCGGTAGCCGCATTGACATAGTCGGCCGTGAATTGGCCGACGCTATCATCCGCCATGCCATGAGCGGCCGCCGTGAATTTTTCGGTATCGCTATCGGCGACCACCGGCAGTATCTCCAGCGGCACCGTGACCTCTTCGGTCGCCTTGAACTCAACGGCACCCGCGAGCACCTTGTCATCAATGGCAATGACCGAGCCGCCGGCGCCGGTCAGCCGGGCGCTTCCCGTTGCCGCGACAGCCGCCACTTCTTCAGCCGTGAATTGACCCACGGTATCATCCGCCAGCCCATGACCCACCGCAGCAAATTTCTCGGTATCGGGGTCTGCGACCACCGACACCGGGCCATCGGGAACCGTCGCCTCGGCATCAGTCTTAAATTGATTCGCGCCGTCACTGAACACCGACCCCGCGGCTATTACCGTCGCCCCTGCGGCGGTCACCCGTACCGACCCGGTCGCCTTTACCGCCGCCACTTCCTCGGCCGACAGACGACCCTTCGTGGTATTGGCCAGTCCGTGACCCACCGCCGCCAGCACATTGGTATCAGCATCGACCACCACTGGCACCGTCCCTTCGGGAATGGCCTTAGTCTCGCTGGCTTTGAACCGCAGGCCGCTTTCCGATGCGCTCACTATGTCGTTTGTCGCCATCTCTGCTCCGGCGTCGCCCGTCAGGCGCGCCGAACCGGTCGCTTTAACGCCGACATCAAACTCCAGCACCGGGGTATTGACCCCATCGGGGAGCGTGATGATATCGCCATCGGCGGCGTTGCCTGCGGCTATGATGATGTGTCCGGCCGCCTGCTTTGCCAGCGCCGAGTCGTCGTTATTGGCGGCGGGCGCATGTTCAACCAGCGAAAGTTTCAGCGCAGAGGTATCAGCCGGGGACTCCAGCGTACCGCTGAGCACCACCGAATCGGCCAGCAGAATGTTTGCCTGCGTGAATCCCAGTGCGGTCATGATCCAATGTCCGCTGGGGGTCGCCGGGATCACCTGTGTGATTGTCTCGATGATAAGGCCGTCTTTCAGCAGTTGCGCCGCAAGTGTCCACGCGGGCAATGTCGTCTCGGTATCGTTCTCCTGCCCGACCAGCACCGACAGGCGACCGGGGCCGCGGTGGCCGAACTCGATGGGGGTCTCGGGGACCGCCACCAGTTCGTCATCATAGGCATCGTTCAAGATCGGGTCAATGAACAACGGGTCGCGCTGGGCCACCAGTGCGATGCGGTCATTGAATTGCTCGGAGTTGCCCTTTTTGTTTTGCTCGATGTTCATTGCATCCCTCCAAAGTACAGAAAATTATATCGTCGGCCCTGTCTCATGTCAATTCTTTTACACACTTGTTTCCAATTCTATCGCCACGCGCACACTTGCGCCGTCTGCTACTGCCTTGTCTACTTTCCCGCGCATAAGCAGTATGCCGAGCGCGTCGAGTCCTTTCGCGGACAGGCCGACTTCCTTTATCGTTATCGACCCGCCGCTGTTGTTGTCAAAATCGCGCTCAAGGCGCATGACATTGTCGCTCCCGCTGACCGTCGGTTCGGATAGCCGCCCCGCGTCTGTCATGTCGCCGTAGTCAAGTTGGCTTGCGCCAGAACCATCCGCTATCGGCGTGACGAGAGCAACATCTGCGCCGGTGAAATTCGTTGTCCCTGTGCCTGCCGTTATTCCGTACACCGACCCGCTTGCCGCGTCGATACGAGCGTAATCGTTCATCCCCGCCGCAGTGTCAAGGTCAAATATAGAACACATAAAACTCCAGACCGCATTATAGTATGTCGTACCGTTAGAAGGAATAGTAGAAAAGACCCTTCCAGAAAAAACACATGGCGCGACATCGAACCCTTTTGCGCCGGCTCCCCAATCGCTAGTCTCTTGTGTCCATGTAACTCCATCAATTGACGAATAAACTGAAATATAATATGTTCCCGCGGTGGCGCTTCGGCCGCCAAATACAAACATTTTCCCTGCGTAAGATACCGCACCAAGCGTCTCTCTGTTTCCAAACGCCGCTGTTGCTGTCGCTTCTGTCCATGTCGCGCCGTCGGTGGAATAGTAGGCCTTTGCATCTGGCGTTGCCGCGCTTCCACCTATCAGCCACATTTTTCCGTTGTAGACAACTGCCCCCGCCGAAAATCTACTGCCGAACGCGGCCGAAGTTGTCGCCGCCGTCCATGTCGATCCGTTGGTGGAGTAATAAACATCGTCAACACCGACGCCACCGGCAACCCACATTTTTCCGTCATAAACAAAGGATGCGTGAGCGCGGCATTTTGTAAAACCGCTTGCCGCTCCGTCCGCTCTTACCTGCGTCCAGTTTATTCCGTCAGTTGAATTATAAACGCTATTAACATCGGCGGTCGTATATCCACCAATTACCCACATTTTTTCCACGCTGTCCGCAGGGTCAACAAAAACAACAACGGTATGCGCACGACGAGAAACAAAGCCATTTGGGTCGGTGCTGTCGCGCTCTTTTGTCCATGCGACTCCATCTGACGACGACCAAACATCGCCTAAAACGCCTCCGGAATTTACTCCTCCTATCAACCACATTTTGCCTTTATAAGCAACAAGTTCCGCTCCTGTTCTTGCGGGAAACGATGCGGACGCCGTTCTTTCTTTCCAATAGTTTCCCGTGTTGTTTCTAAAAGACTCTTCAAGCGATTCTAAAAAAATGTTGTTTATCACGCCGTCCGTCGTGAAGGTGGAAGATATTTTGAACACGACGGTCGCCGTCTTTCCCGTCGCTACGGCATCGCCGCCGGTGAGTTCCCGCGCTATCAGAACATTGGTGTTGTTGTCCGCTTCAGTGCCTTCGCCTGTTGTGCAGAGTCCTATCTCTTCGATGGTGCGCGTCGAGCCGGTCGAGTTGACAAATGCTTTCTGTATCTCGAAATATATCTCCGTGCCGCTGATAGTCGTTGGCGTCTTGAGCGTCGTTGCGCCGTAAGTAGAAAAGCCGGTGTCCCATGTCAGTTTGTTGTCGGTTTGCGCCACCGCTCCGGTGCCGGTTCCTATGGCTATCCCGAATTTCTTGAGACCGGTCGTTGCGCCGACACACTTGAGGTTTGTCGCCTTCCCGCTACTCTCGTCGATTGCCGTATCGTTGATGTCGAGGCCGCCAGTGCAGGCGGTTCCCGTCATGCGGCCCCACAGGAGGCGCAGGAAGTTCGCGGTGAAGGAGCGCATCGGTCGGGTGACGCTGGATTCTACCTTGCCGGTCACGGTGTCCTTTATCTCGACGGTATAGGTCGAGCGGTTGATAAGGTCTATATCGCATTGCGGGATGTCATTTATCTTGATCCGTGCTTTTAATCCGTGACCGCCTTTTTGTTTCATGCTACTGTCACCGTCCCTGTTATGTCGAATGAGCCGGAAGCCTCGACATGGTCTATCAGCGACACGGTCCCGGCTATCTCAAAGGTGCCGATTGCATCGGCCGCAACCGTGCGCCCGGTATCGACTTCGAGCCAGTTCGCGCCATCCCATCGAAATAGCGGTTTGTGTTGCCATGCCGCGCCATCCCAGTATTTTAACTTCGCGGGGCCAACCCAATTAGCGCCGTCATATCTTTTTAATGTCCCGCCGGGAAAACTCATACTGTCCTCATGTGCTGGTGTCTATCCACAAATCGCCGGTCGACGGCGTTGCCGGCGGCAACGAACCGATCTCAATGACGGTCCCCGGTGTTCCGGGATCTCCCTGTGGGCCGATCATGCTGGTGCCACTACCCCAGCCACCGCCGCCTTTGGGACCATAGATATCCCATGCCGCTGTGTCGATGTAGAAATCGCCGACATCGCCCAGACCGCTGTCGGGGGCTCCGGTGCCGCTCAATACGGTATTGCCGCCACCGCCGGTATAGTTGTCGAGGAACGCCTGCGCCCAGTCAATATGTTTTTGCAGACTTGCCGGCGGCGGGGTCGCCCCCAGCATGGCAGTACAGATCGCGGTCCCAAGTAGTTCAGCGGGGGTCGGCATCGGCTATGCCTCCGGCAACAGTATTCTCCCTCTCCACTCTGGAGAGGGCTGGGGTGAGGTTTGCAGTGGCGACCGGAGCGGGGTCAGGCTCACCTTGGGGGCGGCCTGAGCCCCTACCGCTATTGAGGTTCCGGTCGTTCATTCTTACTCCTTAAGTGTCGCTATTTTAGACACTGCGGACGCCATACTGGCGGCGCTCGATAGCGGCAGTCCCACGAAACCATCGGTCGCCGTCGCCAGCGCCGTGAACGCATCGAACAGGACGGCGATCACCTCGGCGGACGCCCCGCGCAAAGCGATCTTCGGCGCATCCAGTGTCACCTGCGCCGCGCTCTTCACGGTCAATAGGCCGGTCGCCTCTACCGTCGTGGTGCCGCTTGCCTTGATATTCGTATTCCCGGTCACATCCACGCTGGTATTCCCTTGCGCTATGATGGTCAGGGTACCGTCCGCCTTTCCGAATATCTCCCCTTTCAGGACTCCGTTCCCGTCGGTCCAGAACATCCGCGCTTCACCCGGCTCCACACCGGACGCCAGTGGCATCCCGAGAAAGAAATAGTCCCCGGACCCGATCTGCATCACTGCGAATTTACTGCCGTTGAGCGGACGCGACTGGAACCCGGGCAGGGTAAACACGGTATCCTCAATATTATCGTCACCGACGATCTGCGCCTCGGCGACAATGTCGTCGTCCACCACCCGCGTCCCTGTTATTTCGATGATGCGTAGAGAGTTCATTTCCAAAACTCCGTCCATGTATTTGCCAGCGCGTCGCACGGAGCCAATCCTAGTTTTGCGGTATCGCCCGTCTCTCCGAATGTCAATGCGGCTGTCATCACCGTGAACAGCGTTGGTTGAACTATCATCCGGCGCGGCGCCACGATACGCATCACCGCCCGCGGCTCAAACAGATCACCATTCGCGTCGGTCACATACGGCAGATCGATGTTAAATGTCATCGCGGCCAGCATGGTCCGGCCGATCTCCGACGCTACAAAATCGGCCAACGGTTCCTTTCCACCACGCTCTCTACTCTGTATCGTAGTATGCCGGAACACCTTGATATTTAATTGTTTTTTCGCTTCTGCAAACGCATGGGCGCGGTTCCCTTCCCGCATCGCGTAATAGTCACTGTATATCTTCGAACCGTCATAGGTTGCCGTTAGGGTCATTGGCTCCTCGAGATCGAGCATCGGCTCCCGCTCTTCGGTCTCCCGCGCGATCACGCAGGCGCCGGCTGCGTCACTGGTCAGAATACAGCCGCGCTGCTTTGCCAGCCGGATCAGATAATCCCCGATTGTTTCGGTATGTTCAATGGCGGTTTTTGCGAATTTTTTCTTTGCCGCCTCTTCCGCCGCCGCCTCGACCACCACTTTTACACCGAACGGTCGGCAGTATTTTTTGGCGATAGCATCCAGCGCCTGATCGCGTAGGGTCCGAGGATACATCGCTCGAGGCAACGTCACTGTCGCCAGCACACCGGGGACACCATATCCTGCCACCGTCAATGCCGTCTCATCGGGCGCGACACTGATCACGGTCCCGGTAAATACCCGCTTATCGCGGTAGTAAACCTTGACTTCCTGATACCCGAACGGCGGCACCAGATCACGATAAACAGCCTCGTTCGGCAGGGTCAGTTTGAACTGCGGCGCGATCACTCCCACCGCCAGATCGAGCGTCACCCCCGGCACGTTGACCAGCGCGACCCCATCTATCTCCAACCCAACAGTATCATAGTCCGCCGTCTTTTCCTGTGGATCTTCATCGGTATTGATCCGCAATATCTGTCCCGCATAGATATCATCGCGGGTCAGGTTGTTCGATTGCTTGATCTCGGGCCAACGGCTGGCATCATAGAGATACCGAATCGCGATCCGTTGCAGGTTTTCGCCGTCCTGTACCGTATGGATCACCGTCGCCATTTAACTCCTCCAAGCCCCCTCGCCTTTTACAAGGAGAGGGGCAGGGGTGAGGTCTTCACACATAATATTTCACCACCCTACCTTTTTTCAGTTCGAACAGTTCGGTACCACCGATCTCATTTGCGGCGATGAACCGGTCTATCTTGGCGTCTAGGTCCGCCGGGTTATCGCCACCCATCAGCCGGTACACCAGCGAGTACATTTCCTCATCGCGCGGCATCGTGTAGGTCCGCTCCTGTTTTGCGCGGTATGCGATCACCGCCAACTGTCCCGTTGCGCGGGTCACCACATCGGCTATGAGGGTCGGCGTCTGGGTATCGGGTTCCAACTCTTCGACCTGCGCCTCTATTGCCGCCGCTTCTATGGTGTCCAGTTGCGCCGTGAACGCCGCCGCTGCCACCGTGATCTCATCGGCCAGCGCGAATATCTGTGTTTTTGTCGGGTAATCATCCTCGGTCGCGAGCGATGCGGTCCGCGCCTGCTCCACCGTAATGGCGTTATTGATCAGCTTGAATGTCGCGGGATCTTCCAGCGCTCCCTCCGCGTTGGCGATGTCGCTGGCAAGTTGCCGGTAAAAGTCAACCTTATCGGTCACATACAAAATACTGTTCTGTATGGTGCGCAATACGCCAAATGCCAGATCGGCGAATGCCGACGCCGATGTCTCCAGTGTCTCTATCATCGACTGCGCGGTCAGGATCACCGACTGTACACCGGCGATAGTATCGGTCACCCGGTCGTATGCCTCTACCACCGTTGCCATCTTTGCGATCGTCTTATTGAGTGCCGCCTTGATCTTTGCGATCTCGCCGGGCGTCTTTTTCGATATCGCTTCACCGTACTGATCGGCACTGATGAGTTTCACATAGTTGATCGTGGTATCGATGAACCGCTTGACATTCTCCGGCTTTACCTGTTTCTCAAGTTCAATGGTCTCATGCAGGTCAAGATCGAATCGTACCTCGCCGGCGGCTGTTGCCAACGCATCGTAACGATCGATGGACAGCATTTGCATAAGGTAGGGTTTCTTTTTGATGGGGTGAAAAAATCTGAATGGGCGCTGGTCCTTAGTCGCCGCCTCAAAACTGTCGGCCATCTCAAGGCAGAGCGCTCCACTGAACCACAGCGACACACCGATCTGTTGGGAACCCGACGATGTTTTCTGGATGTAATCGCCATCGGTTCTAAATGCGAATTTTGCGGTCCGTTCGGAACGCTTATTGTGTAGGTCGCGGAACTCAAACACGAACCGGTCACCGGCCGCTGTCTCTATCACACAATCGGCTATGTCATCACGCCATGTCATCGGCATCCTCCGGGCGCGATAAATCGTGCCCCTACATTATCCACCCTCGCCTTTTTTAAGGAGAGGGCAGGGGTGAGGTCATTCTGAGGGGTGAGGTCATTCATCCTTTGAACCCCGCTTCCTGCATGGTGTGTTTCATCGCATTGACGAATATCGCGCCACTCTCATTGACCGCCATCTGGCGAGCGGGTGCTAGCCACGGCCGCGCCGGGGTCGTTATCCCACGTTTGAACGCCTGTATCCGTTTCACCTTTCTTTTCTGTACCTTATACACGCCATAGGGTGTAATGGCATACGGTTTCCCCTGTTGTTTCGCTGCGGCGATGGCCGACGCGAACAGTATCCGGTCACGGGTACGGAACTTCAGCCGGCGCACGAATCGCGATGACCGTTTCTGGAATTTCTGCGCCAGCGCCGCGCTCGGATATGCCGCGCGTCCGGCGAGCCGTGGGGTCATGCCCTTTTTATTACTGCCGGGATCGGGAGCGACCAGCATCTTACGGAACATGCCGCCGCCGGATTTTAACTGCGCCACGCGCCCGCCCAGTTCTTGCCGCGCGAGATAGGATACTCTCTGCGCCTGTCGACTGGTCCCCTGCGGGTTACCGATCGCGCCGACCTGAGACTGGATATCGCCGGTCGGCTTCGCTTTCGCAACGGAGACTCCCCGCAGGGTGAATGATCTTGACGATGATGACCGGAACTGAAACCGGCCGAGTGTCGATTCGGTGTTTTTCTTGGTCGCGAATGCAAGGCCGTTGACGGTCCGGGCGCAGACCTTACGGGCCGCGCCACGGCTCATCTTTCCCAGCGCCTCCAGATGTCGGCGCACTTCTGTGTCATCGACTTTCAGCAACATAATACTCCGGGCGCGATAAATCGTGCCCCTACATTATCCACCCTCGCCTTTTTTAAGGAGAGGGCAGGGGTGAGGTCATTCTGCGCGATCATCCTCATCACACAACCCGGTGAACGGTGATGATCATGCCCCATGTTTTGAGATCATCGGCATCGGCATCGGACAGATCACCAGCCGCCACATTTATGTTGCTTGCCGTATCGTTATAGAACGCCCAATTCGAGCCATCGGTGAAATCATGTGATGCAGATACGGCGACAGCGGTGGCGGATGTTCCTGAGGTTCCGGCGATCGGAAACCCGCCGGCTCCGGTCACCACATTTACCAGATACTTTTCTGTGGCCGACACCGCACCATCTTTTTTAATGGTGAGTTTGTACAGGGCGACTTTGCCATTGGCCACAAAAGATCCGTATTCGATCTCCGCTGTGTATCCTTTTTGATACTTTCCGCCCAGCACCCGATATGTTGCGTTATCAAGGGTTGCGCCGCATTTTATCACCGCCACCGGCGCGAACCAGCCAAATGCTTCAACGATCTGGCTGGCCTCTTTTTTCTCGGGCGCTTCGTTCGGAATAATTCCCGCGAGCCGCATTTGCTCGATCACGGCCTGATAGATGTCGGCCATTCCACCACCGCCCACTTTCTCGGTGATCGGGGTGCCGTCGCCCGCGCCCGGGATTGTCTCGTCCTGTGCGCGGCCATAGGGATAATCGCCATCAGTGCTGATGATGTTCGGAATGCTCTGTCCGGTTAATGTTCTCATGATCCCTCTCCTCTTCGGTTATTCGTAATCACAAATCAAAAACGCCCACATGCCTAATGGCTTTATCTCCAGTATCAGACGGCGCAATTCGGTCTGCCGCTCTTCATCTATGGTCTTGATATCATATATGGTATCACCGCTGATCACAAACCCGTAATGCCAGCGGCGCGGATCATCGGGCAGTGACGCCCAGAGAGGATTATCGTTTTGCGGGTCGATACTGTTTGCGATCAGCTCGGCGCCGCTCTCCCGCTGATACCCCAGCCGTGAACCACCGAGACGAGTATCGGCCGCACCCAGCATGTACAGAGGTATGTAGTTTTCAAGACTTCGTAAATCCTTGAAATAGTATTTCAAAAGAGTTTTCAGCGTTGCAACGCCCAGCATCGCGCGCGCTTCGCCCAGCCGCATAGGATCGGGCGTCACCTTGTACTTGTTCTGATAGACGGTCAACGGGAATCCGGCCGCCTGCAGTTCGCGGGTCAGGTCCGCAGCGGTCAGCCCGCCGATGTCACTGAGTTTACGGGTGATCGCCTGCTGTTTTTCTTCGGTGGTCCCGGTTGGTCTGATGTTGAGATATTCCAACCAGTTTTCAAGGTTCAGCCCAAACAGCATATTGGCGATCGTTGCCCGGGTCCGCATGTCGATCCGGACTCGCGACATCTCCACCCCCAGCCCACGGAGAATCGCCCGCATGGTCTCATGATGCCACGCCGATCCGGTCGGCATACGGCGCTCCATTGCGCGCGCATGGATATGATCACTCTCCGTCGCGCCGGAAAGCGGTATCTCCAGCGGAGAAACATCCATGTCACCGACGATACTCAGCACACCGGCGCGCGCCCCCATCTCAACCGGAGTAAAGGTGACCGGTATCGTGAGCACACTACTGCCGAACTCGGATGTCTCAAGATATCCGATATATCCGGGAGAAAATATAGAGGTCATGATGCCCACCCCTCACCGGCGATGAGCGCGATCTTCCCGCTGATCTCCTGCATCGCATGGTATGCCCGTCCGGTCTTTGTCGTGCCGAATGTCGCCCAGTTTGCACCGTCATCGGTACTATATTTCATCGTCGCCTGTCCCTCGAAAGCCCCCCGCTCAACCATGTCATCAATACCGCCATGCGCAAACAGTATCGCGGCAGTTCCTCCCGCCGCGACTCCCGCCCTACCGTTTCCACCGAACGGCTGACCGCCGGTATCGGAAAAACTGCCGCCGGAATGCACCCAACAGTCGTCAATGAGATCGGTCCCGTCATAGCCGCACAGAAGAAGCCAAGTATCGGTCCACACCAGCGCACAATCCACACGGGCCCCCGGTGCCTGTGCGTCATCCTGAGACCATGACAACGGCGTTGCCCCCCGGCTGAACTTATCGCTGTAGGTGCCGGTCTCGTCGATGCCGCCATATATCCCGAAACCACCGGTGGTTTGTGCATACCCCATCCGCGCACATTTTTGCGGGAACACTGCGGTGCTTTTTGTCCATGTATATCCCGTGTTTTCCGATACCCATATCTCGTCTGTCGCTACACCGTCCACCAGTCCACCGACGGCATACAGTTTTCCTTCGTGTTCAAACAGCGCAAGATCACTGCGACCTTTATCAAAACAGGCAGCCGACATGCGGGTCCACGATATGCCATCCTGCGACCGCCAGCAGTCATTAAAAATAGTTTCGGTATCGTCCCGACGCCCGCCGACCACATATATCCACGAACCCGCTTTCACACAGCCGAATGACCGCCGCGGCGGCAGATCGGTATCGGTGACCGTCCATATCTTTCCCAGATCGACCTGCACCGGGTATTCAGTTTCATCGGCCGCACCGCCGCTAAAGTCAGCATGCCCCGTCACCGTTCCAGCGGTCACGGTAGGTCCGGCGCTTCCTGTTGATTCCAATACCACATCGACGGTTTTTGAGTCGCCGATCTTAACCGTTCCGAAGTCTACCGATTCGGGGGTGGGAGTCAGTACCTTTGTCATGCCGTAAACACCACATCGTCGGGATAGAGCACCGTCCCCATCGGTAGGGTCGCTTCGTTATAGTTCGCGCCGTTGACCACGATCGATACATCACTGATAGTCGCCGGTAGTATCGCCGCCTGTATCGTGCTGAACAGTTCAGCGCGCGATATGCGATCTATCCGCTCCTCTTCACGGTCCAGCGCATCGATGAACGGTTCTTTTGCGTAAAGATATTCGCCGATCATCGTTTCGATCGTTCCTTCTTTTGACGCATCGCTGAGCCCGTATACCGTCACCACTGCGGGTAACCGCAGAATGGGCGACACATACAAAGAACCCGATGTCATCGGCTCATATTCATCCAGAATATCTTCGACATCCTGTGTGATGCCAACAGTCTCGGGGGTACTGTCAGGAACCCCTGATGGATTATCGGCGGTCTTTTCGCACTGCACATATACCCTGCTATTTCCCATATTTGCGGTATCCGCATACGGATAGACCTTATACACTCCGACGACCTCTCCAGCCCACACACGATAATCGCCGGGAGCCCCGCCGCGCGGTGTCGCCCGGAAACTATCGCGGACCGCCGACATGAAATCTTCAAAGGTCTCCGCCGCTATCGGCGCCGTCACTATCGCTGAAACCGTCGCTTCTTGATCCACGCCGGAAAACTTCTGATCGCTCGCCAGCGTATCGCCGACATCCAGAGCCACCTCTGCACCGGTCCCCGCGCTCTTCACCGTGCCGGTACCCGGCACCGTGACTGTCGCCTGCAGGATATAGACCAGATCGGTCAGCGGATTAACGAACATCGCACCGGCGGCGACCGACCCTGACCCGGTCAGCGCGATGGTATATTCACCGCCTGTCGCGGCGTAGGGGTCGCGCCCGAGTTTTAATCGGCCCCAGTCCTCACCGCGTCCCAGATCGCTTTTCTCGCGCGATGATGCCGTGGCGGGACATGCCTCCCGTGTGCACTGTTCACCGTACCGTTCCAGTTGCTTGATCTCCGGAGCGACCACCGTCGCCAGCGCACCCTCGACCGTTTTATCCACATCGCTCCGCTCACGGAACTCAGGGAACACGATCTTCAGATAATGGCGCAGACCATTGATGATCCGACTGCGTATCGTTGCCGTTGCCGTCATGTTCGTTCCCATAGATATTGATGTTTTTCTTCAATGCCGTCGGGTCGTTCCACATTGATGGTGATCTCCAACTGCCGGGGTGATACCAGCAGGAAATCGCTGTCCATCTTTTTTACGATCTTCGCCAGTATCAGCCAGTCGAGATCGGCCGCAATGGCCCGCTCGAATTCCTTGAACGCCGCCGAGGTGAACGGAGTCGATATCACCGCGCGTTCAAAAGCGCTGTTGTAGCGGGACTCACCGGCGGCGTCTTGCATCAGGTTTCCCCACCAGTCACGATTCTCGACACCGGGCGGCTGCCGACGCTCTCCGGTATCGGCCTCCAGATTGCCCCCAAACAACGAAATATAGATCGGGGTATAGAGCGACCCATCCGATGCCAGATATCCGTTCGAGAGGTCTGGGCCACCGAACCGTATGTAATTTCTAAGTTTTATCATCGCTCACCCGATACCGGCGCCAGCGTCTTACGCAGGTCGAACTGATCCAGCGTGGATCCACCGCCGATCACCGCGTTCTTTGCGCCGTCGCCCTTGATCTCGATTTCCAGTTTCTGTTTCTCGCGGGTGATCTCCCGTTCCCGGATCGTCGTGGCCGCCGCGATATTCGAATTGTAATGTTCCGCCGGCACGAAATCGGCAGACGATACCGCCGCCCGTTCAGTGCCGCCCTGATACGCCATACCGAGCGCCCACTGATCGGCCGCTGCGGTCCGTCGCGCCATATCGCTGTCATACCCCGCACCGGCCATGAACGCCGCTTCGCGTGATGCCCGGAACGGCGCAGACTCCTGTTCGTACACTGCGCCCGCCGCCACGAACCGCGCCGACATTCCGGTGTCGAGACCCGCCTGCACCCCCTCGATGGAACTCAGAGCCGCCGCCGCCTTCTCCCCCACTGTTCCGGGTATCATCGCCGCCAGCGACAACACCCCTTTCAGCGGCAGAGTGATCGCCCGCATGATCATTGCACCGACCGCATAGAGCGACCCCATCAGCAGATCGGGGAGCGCCATTATACCTGACGCCAGTATGCCAAAAAGATCGGTCAGAAACGATATGGCGTCGGATGCCGCGCTGGTGATCTGATCCCATACCGCCACCCAATCATCCCAGAAATAATACAGCGATATCGCCATCGCCGCCACCGCCGCCACAACCAGCATGGCAGTGCCGCCGAATACCAGTATCGGTCCCATCAACCCGGCATTTACCAGCGCCAGCGCAGAACTGGTCGCCATGAGTCCCGCCGAGACGAACAGGAATGCCGTGCCGACCGCGGTCAATGCCCCGGCCATCAGCGCGATATTCTTCACCGTCCCGTCGTCTATCAGCCCCACGATACGGTCGGCGAACGCCAACATATCGGGCATGTACTTATCGATGATCGGCAATAGTCGGCCGCCGATCTCTATCTTGATGCGGTTGATCGCCGATTCCATCTGCTCAAACTTGAATGCCGACGATTCCGACATTTTTGAGAATGCCGCGTCGGCGGCGCCTGCGCTGTTGCGCGCCGCATCCAGATCGGCTGCAAATTTCTGGGCGCCGGTTCCGGTCAGTTGTAGCGCCGCCTGCGCCGCCTCAACAGAACCGAACATGTCGCTGAGTCGTTTCCCGCTTTTCTGGGCTCCACTCTCCATGATCTTCAGAGCATCGGCCAGCGACTTCCCGGACGCCATGAATTCCGGAAACGCCTGCCCGGACAGTTGCCGGAATGTCTTTGCCGCCGCCGTATTGGATTTAGACAGTTCGACTATCATCTGCCGCATTTGAGTGGTGGCGATCTTTGTTGGAGTGCCCTGCGCGGTCATACTGGCTATCGCCGCGGTCACTTCCTCGAACGATACCTTGTTTGCCGCCGCCACCGGGATCACATGGAACAGCGATGCCGACAGTTCCTCAAAGGTCGTCTTGCCGCCCACCACCGATTGGAACATGAGGTCGGCCGCTTTCTGCGCCGATATATTCGACTTCCCGTATGCGTTCACTACACTGGTCAGCCCGTTCACGGCTGTCTCGACATCGGTCACCCCGGCGGTCGCCGCACTCGCCGCCACCTTCAGGAAGCCGCCGAGTTCGTCCACCGTCGCGCCGACCCCGGCACTGATTGCCTGATATGCCGATTTTGTCATCACCCCGGCCGACTGGCCATACGCCCTGCTGAGATCGAGTAGGAGCGGCCCGAACTTCCCCTCCACCTCTTTGAGCGACATCCCTTTGATCAGCGTGGATACCTCGGCGACCCCCTTATAGAACTGGTTCGCCTCCCGCGTGGCGTCCACCAGCCCGGCAGTCATCGCACCGCCCACCGCCACCATCCCCGCGCCAACATAGCCGAACCCCGCGCCGGTCTTTTTGATGACCCCGTTGATATGCTCGAACCGTTTTGACGCCGACTCCTCTATCCGCTTGAATGCCGCACTGCCGTTCTGTTCCATCGCCGCGAACACCCCGGACATCTGGTCGACGCCCCGGAAGATGGTTGATACGGCAAAGGTGGTCATGCGGCCCTCGCGATTTGATCAAGCACCCAGCGCAAATTAAAGGTCTCGGGGGCGGGACGCGCCTGCCCCCTTACCTTCTCGGCCCGCGATCGGCGAGGAGTATCTCCGACTGCGCGGCGTCCGGCAACAGCGGGACCGGCCACCGTGCGGCGGGCCGATATGTGTTCCCGGTGGAACTCGATCAAAAGTCCGGGCGCGATGAATCGCGCCCCTACATTATCCACCCTCGCCTTTTTCAAGGAGAGGGCCGGGGTGAGGTCATTTTGCAGATGGTTCTTCATCTGCCTCCTCCAGCGGCATCTTTAGCCGCCTTACACAGTCTCTTGGCGCAGTCATACCACCACAGTATCCCGTACATATCGCCATCATCGAGGTACAGTTTGTCGACCGGACGGGGTAGCGACTTGAACTCGCTGGCGACACTGCCATAGATCGCTTTCATCGCATCCTCATCCGTCCAGTCTATCAGCCCAAAAAATAGAACGGTACCAACAGGCCCCCCACGATGACATCGGTAGTGTCCATCTTGCCGATGATCGCCGCCGGCTGGCCCGACATCACGCCGAGCAGTGCGCGGGTCTTACCGCTGTCGCTGTCGAACCTCTTCATGCCGTCGGTCTCCGCGCCGGTCAGACGCGGTTTGTAGGTGATCTCGGTGATCCGGCCGCCTTCACCGATGGGGAACGCCAGTTTCTGGGTGATGTTTCCGTCCGGGTCCATCGTAAAGGTTCCGTCCATGAAGTTCTGGACGATCTTCTCGGCTGATTCGTCGGTCACCCTCTGCGTCTGAGATTTTACGATCGGCGCGCCGTCGGGCATCTGCTCCGGCTCTTCGGTGTCGCGCACCTCTACCAGCCGCGCCTTGATGCGTTTAATATCAAACGCCCAGCGCTTGAACTCGGCGACCGCCATTTCTCTGGACATGCTGTTCATGAATTGTTCCTCCTCAGATCAGGTTCAGTTATCACCGGGAGCGGCCCACCGGGACCGCCCCCAAACATCTCGTCGACCGGTTACGCCAGTTTTTCCAACGACCCGGCGCCCTTTGCGTTCAGCGAGATGTACC